GCCGAGGCAATAGGCGGCCTCGAGCGTGATCGCGCCATCGGCGGTGGTCTGGCCCAGCTTCACCTTGAGGAAGCGCTCGATCATGGCGACGAGCTCATTGGCACCCATCGCCTGGCAGGCCTCGGCCCGGCACACCTTGATGACGTGGCGGCCGGCGGGCTCGCGGCGATAGTCGTGGTAGAAAGTGACAACGCCGTGAACCTCGGCGCGCGACAGGTTCAGCGCCTTGGCCAGCGCGGGAAGCGCGGCCTCGGAGATGAAGCCCTCGTGCTCCTGGAGGTCATGGAGAATTTCCAGCAGCGCATCGGGGCGGTTGCCGTAGCGGAGGGCGATCTCCCGGGCGGCCGTCGCCTCGCGCGGGGAAAGATCGAGAAGGGTGGTTTTCTTGGACATGCAACCCCTATGGCTCAACTGGAGTGTAAATTCCAATTGACGGACGCTATGGGGTCATAGGCAGGGGTTATCACGATCCCCCAAAATGCCGTCACCCCAGCTTTCGCTGGGGTGACGGTTCTTTGGATTGCTTTACAATTACTCAACCAGCGATTTTCCCCACAGCTTGTGTAATTCCCGCCGCCATCATGTCCAGCGCGCGGCCGAAGCGGGGGCGGCCCAGTTCCTTTTCCAGCGGGCAGACGTCGTCATTGCAGCGATGGTCGTCGCGGCAGTGGCCTTCTGTCTGGTTCAGGGGAACATAGCAATTATGGGTTGCGCAATGTGCGTGGCTTCCATCGGGGGACATCTTCATGGACTTTGCTCCTGTTGGGAGCAAACTGGCCGAGGCGGCCTGGTCCGTCCTTGACCCGGATCAAGCCTTGAGGCTGCGGGCGGCGGCGAAGAGGGCGGACACCAGCGGCGAGAGCGGCTCCCGCGGCAGGCCGACGAGGCCGACCTTGTGCTCGACCTTGGGGTTGACCAGCGGGATCGCCCGCACCCCTTCGAGCTTGCCCAGCACGTGGATGAAATAATCCGGCATGATGGAGGACAGGCCCATCGACTTCACCGAAGCCAGCAGGTTCATGATCGAGTTGGTCTCGAGCCGGGGCGAAGGGTGGACATTGGCCACTGCGAAGGCGCGGTCGATGATGCGGCGGTTTTGCATGTTGGGGGTGAGCAGGCAGAGCGGCTCCTGCGCGGCCTCGGTCCAGGTGACCGACTGCTTGTCCGTGTACGGAGAAGATTCGCCGACGAAGAGGCTGTAGTGCTCCTCGTAGAGCGCGTGCTGCATGAGGCCCTCGACCGGCTCGTTGTCGAGGTAGGTGATGCCGACGTCGATGGCGTGTTCGTGCAGGTTCCTCAGGATTTCCTCCGAGGACTGCGAGAGCACGGTGAACTCGACGCGCGGATGCTCGCGCTCCATGGCGCGGGTGAGGAGCGAGACCTTGGGAAGCGCCGAGGGAATGACGCCGAGGACGAGGCGACCAACGAGCTCGCCCTTCTTGGAGCGGATGGTGCCGAGCTCCTGGGTGAGGCCCTGCCAGTTGTCGAGGATGAGATGCGCCCACTTCAGCACGCGCTCGCCCTCGGGCGTGAGCCCGATATAGCGCTGGCCGCGCTCGACGATGGGTACGCCCAGTTCCTGCTCCAACTGGCGGATACGGCCCGACAGCGTGGGCTGGGTGACGTTGCAGGCCTGTGCTGCGCGGGTGAAGTGCTTTTCACGCGCGAGCGCTGCGAGATACTGTAGCTGGCGGATGTCCATCACTGAGGAATAGCCCGGTGGCTTCGGACTTCAAGGACAAAGAAAATTCCTCATGAATGCATTTAGTCCTTGACAGCGCGCGCTCGTTGGGGTATAAAGGCGCATACTCCACAAATGGGTGAGGACATGAGCGGCGACGGTGAACAACCGGCGCCCGCTGCCGTTTGGGCACGGGTGCGGGAAAGATACGAGAATGGCATCGAGGCGCTGGCGACCATCGCGCGCGATGCCGGAATTACGAGGCAGGCCCTTGTCGTGAGGGCGCGGGCCGAGGGCTGGACGCTCAGAGGCTATGTGCAGTCCAGAGCGACAAAGCCCCAGGGCACGCGGGCCACGCTGGCGCGCTTCAAGGCGCTGCTGCAGCAGCGGCTCACTGAATTCGAGGCCCAGATCGGAACGCTCTCGGCGGAGGCGAGTGCCGCCACCAGCGAGCGTGACATCAGGGCAATGAACACACTGGTCAGGACACTGGAGAAGGTTCTTGAACTCGAACGCAAGGAACGCGCCCGGCGCATTGCCAAGCGCAAGCACCACAAGCGCTTCGATGACGCTGAGCGTGAAGCGCTTGCGGAGAAGCTTATGGGACTGCAGCGAGAAATTATCGCCGAGCGAGCGCGCGTGGATGCAGCGCAGGCTGAACCAGCGCGAGACGGAAGCCCTGAACCGCGACTGGCGGATGTGGGGGCGGCTGGGCAAGCAGCTTCCACCTGATGAACCGGACTGGCGCAGCTGGCTGATCCTCGGCGGGCGCGGTGCGGGCAAGACCCGCGCCGGGGCCGAATGGGTGAAGGCGCAGGCGCTGGGAGATTGGACGCATGGCGTGGCGCAGGCACGGCGCATCGCCATCGTCGGACCGACGCTTGATCAGGCGCGCAGCGTGATGATCGAGGGAAAGTCCGGGCTGCTCTCCATCCACATGGAGGAAGAGCGGCCTCTCTATGAGCCGTCGAAGCGGCTGATCACATGGCCCAATGGTGCCGTGGCGCAGGTGTTCTCGGCGGACGAGCCGGAGAGCCTGCGCGGTCCGCAGTTCGATGCGGCCTGGTGCGACGAGCTGGCCAAGTGGCGGCTCGGCGAACAGGTGTGGGACATGCTGGCCTTCGCACTGCGCCTAGGCGAAAGCCCACGCGCGGTGATCACCACGACGCCGCGGCCCGTGCCGCTGCTGAAGCGGTTGCTGGCCGACCCCGCCACGGCGGTGACGCGCACGGCGACCTTCGACAATGCAACGAACCTGGCCAAGAGCTTCATCGCCGACGTGACCGAGCGTTACGGCGGCACGCGGCTTGGCCGACAGGAACTGAACGGAGAGCTGATCGATGACGACCCGGATGCGCTGTTCCGCCGCGCAACACTCGAGGGCGGGCGCGTGAAGGCGGCGCCTGAGCTGAAGCGCGTGGTTGTGGCGGTGGACCCGCCGGCGAGCCACGGCAGGAAGGCCAATGCCTGCGGCATCGTGTGTGTGGGCCTCGGCATCGATGGCGTTGCCTATGTTCTGGACGATCATTCGCTGGAACGCGCCAAGCCCATCCAGTGGGCCGAGCGCGCGGTGGCTCTCTACCACGCGAGGGCCGCGAGCCGCGTGGTGGCGGAGGTGAACCAGGGTGGTGCGATGGTGGAAGCCGTGATGCGCGAGGTGGACGGCACATTGTCCTTCCGTGCCGTGCATGCGACGCGCGGGAAACATGCACGCGCCGAACCGGTGGCTGCTCTGTACGAGCAGGGCCGGGTGCGGCACGTGGGAGCCTTCCCCGAACTCGAAGATGAGATGTGCAGCGCGCTGGGCGAGGGGATGAAGAGCCCGGACCGGCTGGATGCGCTGGTCTGGGCAGTGAGTGACCTGATGCTGCGCCGCAGGGCGGAGCCGCGGGTGCGGGTGGTTTAGTTCGTGCCGTCATCCCAGCAAAAGCTGGGACCCAGCTTTCCGCGTGGCCGATGCCCGAAGCTGGGCCCCAGCTTTTGCTGGGGTGACGGAACTTCAGAGGGATGTTTGTATGTTCGACAGAGTAAAGCGCTTCTTCTCCACCGAAACCAAGCGATCCGCCACGGCGCCTTTGATCGCGCTGCATCAGGCGGGGCGGCCGCAGTGGACGCCGCGAAATTATGCGGCACTCGCGCAGGAGGGGTTTGCATCCAATGCCATCGGCTATCGCGCCGTGCGGATGATTGCGGAGGCAGCGGCCTCGCTGCCGTGGTTGCTCTATGATGGCGACCGCGAGATCGACGCGCATCCGCTGCTGGAGCTTTTGAAGAAGCCCAACCCCGGCCAGCCGGGCCGCGAGTTCGGCGAGCAGCTCTATGGCTTCCTGCTGGTGGCGGGGAATGCCTATGTGGAGAAGGTGGAGATCGACGGTGCACCGCGAGAGCTTCATGCGCTGCGGCCCGACCGGGTGAAGGCGGTGGCTTCCACCAATGGCTGGGCGGAGGGCTATGATTATTCCGTCAACGGACAATCGGTGCGGCTGCCGCGTGATAATGTGCTGCAGCTCAGGCTGTTCAACCCGCTGAACGACCATTACGGCATGTCGCCGCTCGAAGCCGCGCAGCGCGCCATCGACACGCATAATGCGGCGAGCGGCTGGAACAAGGCGATGCTGGACAATTCGGCGCGGCCTTCGGGCGCGCTGGTCTATGCGGCGGCGGATGGGCATTTGACCACGGAACAGTTCGAGCGACTGAAGAAGGAGCTGGAGGAGAGCTACCAGGGCGCGGCCAATGCCGGGCGGCCGATGGTTCTCGAAGGCGGGCTCGACTGGAAGGAGATGGGATATTCTCCGAAGGACATGGAATACAGCGCGGCCAAGGATGGCGCGGCGCGCGAGATTGCCTTGGCGTTTGGTGTTCCACCGATGCTGCTCGGCATTCCCGGCGACAACACGTTTGCCAATTTCATGGAGGCCAACCGCAGCTTCTGGCGGCAGACCGTGCTGCCCATGGCGAGCCGCGTGGGCGAAGCAATGACGGGCTTCCTGTGTGCGGGGAATTTGAGATTGGCGCATGACCTTGACCAGGTGGAGGCGCTGAGCGCTGACCGCGAGGCGCTGTGGGCGCGGGTGGGCAAGGCTGAGTTTTTGACCGACGACGAGAAGCGCGCGGCGGTTGGGTATGGGGCGATGGCCACCTCCTGATCCGTCATCCCGGCAAATATGTGAAATTGGAGTGACAACATCTATGCAGACCCGCCGGGAGATGAGCCGGCTGGGGCAGCCGCTCTGCGCCTGCTCCGGCTCTGGCGTGTTCGTGGGCTATGCGAGCCTGTTCGGCGAGCGGGACCAGTCGGGCGACGTGGTGATGCCCGGTGCCTTCGCGGCCTCGCTGAAGAAGCGCCGTGCATCGGACGTGCGCATGCTGTTCCAGCATGATGCAGCCGAACCCGTGGGCACCTGGATCGACATGCATGAGACGCCGAAGGGCCTGCACGTGACGGGCAGGCTCGATCGCAATGTGCAGCGCGGGCGCGAGCTGTTCTCGCTGCTCGAGAGCAAGGGGCTGGATGGCTTGTCCATCGGCTTCCGCACGGTGAAGGCCAGGCGCGACCGGGCTTCGGCCACGCGGCTTCTGACCGAAATCGACCTTTGGGAAATTTCGCTGGTGACCTTCCCGATGCTCGCGGGAGCGCGGGTGACCGGCGTCAAGTGTGTTGCAAACAGAAAGGGTTAAGTGAATGGAGACGGGACTTGAGACCAAGGTCGCCTTTGGCGACATGATGCAGGCCTTCGAGGCCTTCAAGGACGCGAATGACGAGCGCCTCGATCAGATCGAGAAGCGCATGTCGGCCGATGTGGTGACCGCCGAGAAGGTGGACCGCATCAACCGCGCGGTGGACGAGGCCAAGGCCAGGCTCGACGAGCTGACGCTGAAGTCGCGTCGGCCGCAGCTGTCTGGCGAGACGACGGAGGCGCAGCCCGCGGCGCGCGAGCACAAGGCGGCTTTCGACACCTATGTGCGGAAGGGCGAGTCGCAGGGGCTTTCGGCGCTCGAGGCCAAGGCCATGTCGGTAGGCTCCGGCCCCGATGGCGGCTTCCTCGTGCCGCCGGAAGTCGAAGCCGAGATCGGGCGCAGGCTCTATGCCATCTCGCCGCTGCGCTCCATCGGCTCGATCCGCCAGATCTCGGCGGCGCTCTACAAGAAGCCATTCTCGACCAACGGCCTGGCGAACGGCTGGGTAGGCGAGACGCAGGCGCGGCCCGAGACGGGTTCGATCACGCTGGCCGAGTTGCAGTTCCCGGCGATGGAGCTCTATGCCATGCCGTCGGCCACGCAGACGCTGCTCGATGACGCGGTGGTCAACATCGACCAGTGGCTGGCGGAAGAGGTGCAGCTGGTGTTCGCCGAGCAGGAGGGCATCGCCTTCGTGACCGGTGACGGCGTCAACAAGCCCAAGGGCTTCCTCAGCTACACCAAGGTGGCGGATGCCAGCTGGAGCTGGGGCAACGTCGGCTATCTCGCCACCGGTGTGGCGGGAGGCTTTGCGGCGACCAACCCGTCGGACCGGCTGATCGACCTGATCTATACGCTGAAGATCGGCTATCGCCAGAATGCCAGCTGGGTGATGAACCGCCGCACGCAAGGGCTGATCCGCAAGTTCCGCGACGTGAACGGCAATTATTTGTGGGAGCCGGCCGCCCGGCCCGACGGCAAGGCGACGCTGATGAACTTCCCCGTCACCGAATGCGAGCCGATGCCGGATGTGGCGACCGACTCCTTCGCGCTGGGCTTCGGCGATTTCGCCAGCGGCTACTTGATCGTCGACCGGGTGGGTGTTCGCGTGCTGCGCGATCCCTATTCCGCCAAGCCCTATGTGCTGTTCTACACGACGAAGCGCGTGGGCGGCGGCATCCAGAACTTCGAGGCGATCAAGCTCATGAAGTTCGGTCTCACGTAAATGGCGGCCATATTGGTTGAGGCCCCGGCGAGCGAGCCCGTCTCGCTCGCCGAGGCCAAGGCGCAGCTGCGCGTTGTTCACACTGACGACGACCAGCTGATCGCCTCGCTCATCACCGCCGCCAGGCGCGTCGTCGAGGCGCGTACCGGCCTTTGCCTCATCGCGCAGGAATGGTTGTGCCTGCGCGACGGCTGGCCGGAAGACGGTGTGATCGAACTGCCCGTGGCGCCACTCCTGTCGGTGGAGGAGATCGGCGTGTTCGGCGAGGACGACGCGAAGGCGGTGATCGACCCGGCGCATTTCATGGTGGATGCCGCATCGCGGCCACCACGCGTGATGCTGCGCGGCTCGCGCCTGTGGCCGCGGCCCGGGCGCGCGATCAACGGCATCGGCATCCGCGTGGCGGCGGGCTTCGGCCCGCTCGCCGCCGACGTGCCGCAGCCGCTGCGCCAGGCCATCGAGCTGCTGGTGGCGCATTTCCATGCGCAGCGCGGCGATGAGGCAGGCGGCGGCTTGCCCATCAGCCTGCCGGCACTGCTCGACCCCTATCGCCTGGTGCGGCTGTGAGCAGCGCGGGGCTTGCCCTGCAGGAGGCGATGCGCACGGCGCTGATCGCCGATCCGACGCTGAAGAAACTGCTGGGCGGCGCCTACGTCTTCGACGAGGTGCCGCGCGGGGCACCACCGACTTACGTGGAGTTCACCAGCCTCGACACGCGCGACTGGAGCACCATGAGCGAGGTGGGCTTCGAGCACGTGGTGTCGATCGTGGTGCGCTCCAACAGCCGCAGCCGCAAGCCGGCGCAGGAGATTTCAGCGGCGGTGGAGGCGGTGCTCGATGGCGCGGCCCTGGCCGTTCCGGGCCACCGGCTGGTGAGCGTGCGGCTGGTGTTCTGGAGCGTGATGAAGACCGGACAGACCTACGGCGCGAGCCTTCGCTTCCGCGCCGCCACAGAACCTCTCTAGGAGAACAAGATGGGTGCACAGAAGGGGCGCGACCTGCTGCTGAAACTCGATGCAGCGGGATCGGGGAGCTTTGCCTCCGTTGCGGGGCTTCGCAGCAATGCGATCAGCTTCAATGCCGGGACGGTGGACGTGACGCACCAGGAATCCGCCAATCAGTGGCGCGAGCTGCTGGGCGGTGCGGGGATCAAGTCGGCGTCGATCAGGGGCTCCGGCATCTTCAAGGATGCGGCATCCGATGCGGCGATCAGGGGCCTGTTCTTCGCCGGCACGATCCGCGCCTGGCAGGTGGTGGTGCCGGACTTCGGCACGCTGACGGGGCCGTTCCAGATCGCCAGCCTCGAATTCTCGGGGCGGCATGACGGCGAGGTGACATTTGACGTGAGCCTCGAGTCCGCCGGCGAGATCAGCTTCGAGGGGGCGTGAGATGGCGAACGCACACAGGGGCGAGATCGCGGCCGAGCTTTCGGGCCGCACATATGTGCTGTGCCTGACGCTCGGCGCGCTGGCCGAACTCGAGCATGCCTATGGTGGGGAAGACCTGATCGCCATCGCCCAGCGCTTCGAGGCGGGGAAGATCGGGGCCACGGATGCAATCCGCGTGATCGGCGCGGGGTTGCGGGGCGGCGGCAACGCGATCGGCGACGACGAGGTGGCGGGGATGACGGCAGACGGTGGGGCGCAGGGCTTCCTGACAATCGTCGTGCGGCTGCTGCGCGCCACCTTTGCGGGCGCGCCATGAAATTCCCCTGGGACCAGATGATGGCGATGGGGCTGGGCACGCTGCGCCTTTCGCCACGCGAGTTCTGGGCAGCAACGCCGCGCGAGATCGCGGCGGCATTTCCGACGTCCAAGGGCGCTGCGCTGCCGCGCGGTGTGCTCGAGCAACTGCTTGAACAATTTCCGGATGAAACATGAACGATACACTCGACCAGATGAGCGGCCAGGCCGACACGTTGAAGGGCCAGCTGCAGGATATCGACAGGCTGGCGGAGAGCGTCGGCACCCGCATGGTGACGGCCTTCGCCAGCGCCGCCACGCAAGGAAAGAGCCTTTCCGACGTGCTGAAGGGGCTCGCGATGTCGCTGGCGCGCATGGCGCTGTCGGCGGCGCTGAAGCCGCTGGGCGCCTTGCTTGGCGGCCTCACCGGCGGGCTGATGAAGAACGCAGCCGGCAATGCCTTTTCAGGTGGGCAGGTGATCCCC